AAAATTTGTGGTTACTATTGGCATACTACTTTATCCATTTATCCTGACCTCTTAAGTTCATTAAGAGACGACCAGGATGTATATTACTTAATCTTATTTTAGCATTTCTTAATAAAGAAGACTTGTCTTTTCTTGCTCTATTAACAATGTACTCTTGAACTCCAAATCGACCATTCAAAATGGCATACTTAATATAAGCATACAAATATTCTTCGAACAACTTGTTGACACTGACTTGTGAGTCATCACCATTTGCCATACCATCAGACACATATTCTAATACTATTGAATCTGTTCCAGCAGCAGAACTAAAATAAATTTTACCTGCTTGTTTATCAACTTTGAATGTAGGGTTTATGTTAGCAGTTTCAGTATTTAGTCCAAACCTTGCTCCTACTCTGTAATCAAAATACCAACACCCATCTATACAATAACCTTCACATCCATTCATCTCACTATCATCATTAAGATATATTGATCTTGTTGCTCTACTTAAATCTACTTCAGAATCTTGTGGTCTTAAAACATTACCATTCTGATCAAACAACAAGTTAGAGTTGTTATCTTGTAGATAAGCTGAACTAAAATTAGTTTGTATGTTTTCAGTTAAAGGGAAAAGAACCCCATCTTTAAACTGTGATATTCTAACCCAGTTGACATAATCAGATGGTAAAGGATAACTAAAGTTGTAATCTAAAGTTAACTGAAGAACTTTAATTTCTTTCATCGCATCATAGTTCAATTCTTGTATACCTCTTTTAGCGTGAAATAAAACTTGATATCTTTCTAAGTTATTTACCAGTTCGTGATTACCTTGATATATTAACATAAAGTTATTGACTATATCTTGCAAACTAACATACTGATATGATCCAAGATTAGCATCTGTAGGAGTGTTACCATTGTTTTCGTAATATGTATATTGTGTTATATATGCCATCTTTTATGTTTGTATTTGGTTGTCTTGTACTATTTCTTGTTGTCCAAACTCATAGACATCTGCCTCTCTAATCTCAATACCAATGTATTGACATATTTTTGCAATCAAACCTGGTTGATCAGACAATGGTAATTCAAAGTCTTGATAGTCTGCTGCAGTATCATTAAATAAAGGTTCACCTCCAGTTAATGTTACATATGTCCAATTTGGTGTTACTGGATATCTTATATACTGTACTTTTACTGCTCCCTTTTGTCTTATTGTACTTGGATATACTGTAATGGTATTTCCGATTGCAGAGTTAGGTCCAGCTTGTACATTTGATGTAGCTCCACCTAAAACATATGCAGGAAACTGAGTGGTTGGAGCAGTCAAGTTTGAACTTGTCAACATATATATTTTTTGTTGATTAACTCTTTCTACTTCAGTTATATTGGTATTAGTATACACCACATAATTTTGAGCATTTGCCATTATGTCTGCACTTAAACTTAAAGTTGTGGTACTATCCACTGCAGTTACATATGCTTGTGTGATTGGGTTAGAAGAGGTGTTAACTATAATGCTGCCTATGGGTGGATTTTGCTCAAATAAAGGATTTGCCGGTGAAGGCACAAAACCACCAGTAGCATCAATTAACTTGTAACCCTGTGCCCCAGTAGTAGTACCACTAAATATTGCAGAGGGATAATAAAAAACTTTATTTATTAAATAGTAATCTTGAGGTAAATCATAAAGGTTAGCATTGTTTAAATTAGCTACAGTCTGATCTAAGAATACCTCAGCAGAAAAACTATCTACGACTTCTTCTAAACCTTTAACTATGTTTGCATATCCAGTTCCCGATACTCTTGCATTTTCTTTATTAATCCAGTTATTATACTGATAAAAATAATCTTCAAATATATCCAACTGTGCTTGTTCACAATATAGATTAAAATCTTGTGGAGATATGTAGCCATAGTTGTTCTTATTAGCAATAGCTAATACTGTGTTTCTTACTTCATTTATCATTGTAAGTGAGTTTGTACAAAGATAATAAAAAAAAAAGAGGGTAAATTTTTTACCCCCTTTCACTAAATAATAATAAGCTTACAATTATGCTACTGCAATTCCACTTACTGCTTGTGGTAATGCATCACACTCATACTTCACTTGATGCCAAGGTTGTTGTTGAGCAAATACGATAGAATCTTGAAGATAATCTCGCATTTCCTCTGAACCTGCAGCAGAAGCTGCGTGAGTTACAGTTACAACTTTAGCAGATGCATAAGTTATAGTAACAGTAGATGTTGACGCTTGTTCTAAAAGAATTACGCCATCAGCACTAACTAATTGTTTTTGCTCATTAGTTACAGGGATTGATAAAAATTTTGCCATGTTGATAAAAATTTTATGGTTAAACAATACTACAAAGATACGAATCCTTACTTATCTTTTTTAAGCCTTCTTTGTAGAAGTTTATAAATCTCTACCCCATCATCACTTTGAAAATGTGATGCAACTATAAAGTATGGATCTTCACCAAAAGGAACTGTTAATAGTTTCTTTTTGTTTTTTGGTAAATCAAAGTATACATCTTTAGATTGGTTTCTAAATGTTAGAAAACCATTATCAAAAAACTTATATACATCATCTTGTAAGTCTAACATCGGATCGTTAAGTGTATCTAAGAAATCAATAGGATTGTTTTTAGCATATAATAATATGTCTCTTTTCAATTCAGTTGAAGTTCTTTTATCTACACCACTACCAAGAAGAACTCTACAGACAGAAATAAGTTTTTCAAACTCTAAGTTTTTCGCCAAAACTTGAGCCTCTAAACCTAACTCTACTATTTCTAATTCTTCAGCAGCATCTTGCTCCTTGTTTATTTCTTCAAACACAAAGTTTCTTTGTGGATGATAGTATAAGAATTGTTGTAATACTTGGTTGTTTTTAGGAACATGTAAAATACCATCTTCGAACAGAATTGGTTCTAAGATTGCATTTCCATCTTGTTCATCTTCAAAAGGTGACTTTTGATTTTTAGCATATCTAAGTGGTCTATTGATATTTTGTTCTTCATCGAACCACATTAAAGGATATCTTGATGAGTTTCTCGATGCCAACATATAAGTAAGTGGTGCGGCATCTCTTTTTAATTTGTAGAATTTATCTACCAAAGGTTGTTTTTTTGTCTTTTTCATTATATTAAATTTTAATTTGATTAAATAAAATAAAAAGGGGAGGAGACATCCTCCCCTAATTATTGATTAAATATTAAGCATCTTGGAATAAGAAGAAGTTGTTTGCACCTAAAGTACATACAGCTCTCTCACTCAAGAAGTTTACTTCCATCGCATCTAAGTCAGAAGTTCTTGCTCCACCAGCAGAACCAGTGATCCAAGTTTTATATCTTCTGTCTTCAGTTTCGGAAGCTCTATATCTTACATGTAAGAATGGTCTCTTAGCATTTTTACCTAAGATTTGATCGTATACTGTAGTAGAACCAGCAGGGACTAATAGTCCATTGATTTTACCACCTACGATACCACCTCTCATTGTAGGATCGTTTAGATATTTCCAGTCTGACTTGTAGAAGTCATAGCCTCTTCTGAATCCAGTAAATCCAAGATTAAGTGCCATTTCTTCATCATTGTCAAATAAACCATATGATGTACCACCAGCTCCATAAGAGTTCTGAGCAGCTAACATATCATCTATGTCAAATGAGAAGTTTCTGTTTAAGAAAATTACATTTTCTTCAATAGAACCTTGCTTGTCTAATCTTGAAATAATTGAATCAAAGTCAGCTAATGTTGATGGATTACCTCCACCATACACATTACCTCTGTTTCCAACTACGAAGAAGATACCATCAGAACCATTTAGGTTTGCTACAGACGCACCAGCACCAACTCCTTGTAAGAAGTCACCAGCACCAGATCCAGCTTCTGCAGGAACTGCTTCTATCATTGCAGTCTCTAAGTAATCTTCATATCTTAGTCTTGTTTCGTGTTCAGACTTTAGATACCATAAATATCCAGATGCTCCATTTTCTGTAGTAACTTCAATCCATCCGATTTGAGCCATATCAGAACCAGATACTTGGTATTTGTCCTTGATAATAATTGGCTTGTTGTCAAAGATGAAGTCATCAGCTTCAAGAGAACCTACCATTCCATTAGTTCCTTTATTAAATTCAGAACCATATACGAAAATATCACATGCTGTTGCTGCTGCCATTGCTTGACCTCCAGCTTCATAGTAAGCGATTGTTACTTGGTTAACAGCGTTACCACCAGAACCAGGTCCTACAGTTACAATTCCTTTGTTACTTAGGTTTGAACCTGCAGTCTTGTCAGAAATCATTACAGTTTGACCAACTCTAAGAGCTGCAGAATTTGGAGAACCAGCTAATGCAGGGTTAAAGTTACTGATGTTATTAGGAATTGTCCACACTCCACTTAGTGAGGCTGCTGCCGCACCTGAAGTACAATTCTGATACTTAACGTGTAGTCTTCCTTGCTCTGCCCATTTAATAAGGTCAGAGTTAGAAGGCATTTCTGCTCCTACCATTCTTAGGAAGGAAGCAATAGATCGATTGCCATATCTTTCAAACTCTTTTTCAAATGTATCAGGTAAATACTGATTCAAGAAATTAAAGTCTGTAATATA